AAACAAATCATGAAGCTATCACCTCAAGGTGTGCTTCTAGTCAAACAACTCAGAGACATTCTCTATGGTTAAAAAACGATCAACTTGGAAAGAATGTAGAGACTACACGTTACGTCGTTGCCCATCATGGCAAGGAGGCGGACGTAAGTCAGCTATCCTCTATTCAGGTAAATTTACAGCTCAACCTTTATCGCACTCAGAATCATTCGACCCACATCGCATGACAATGAGAATGATGCTTGACGATTGTTTCGAGTTAAAAGCTGAAGGCATGAAGAATGCCACGCTTAATCGTTACATCTCAGCAGTATCAAAAGTCTTAAAGTTCTCACAAGAGATGGGTCTTTTATCTCAGGACTGGACAGTCCCTAGATTTAAAAGATTTAGTGAAGCTGAAGATGCTCAAGAGCGTAATGCTTTTACAGCAAAAGACATCAAGGACATGGTTTATCATGCCCGAGAAAATCTTATGCACGATGATCTAGCTGACATCATATTGTTTGCTGCTCTATCTGGTATAAGACAGGGACGTATCTTAGCTCTCAAGAGTGACGATATCGACTTTGACAACAACATGATACGCGTAACTAAGCCTAAGTCTAAGGCTGTTAAGGCTCGTTATTGCGGACTACATGCTGCGTTAAAACCTATGCTTGTACGAAGGTGCAACGAAAATAGGCTCAACCTCTTTGGCGATGACTGGCTCACTACATCAGATGAACCACGAGCTGATAAGGTACGTAATGCTTTTAATAAATGTAAGCGTTTCATTGGTAAAGATGAACCAGCTTATACATTTCATGGCTTACGTCATACATACGGCACGTTGATGATTCAGTCAGGTGTCAACATCAAGGACGTCGCCCATCACATGGGTCACTCCTCAACACAGGTAACAGAAAAGTACCTACACGCAGCAGATAAACAACTTGCTGCACAAGTGAACTCTATAGAATGGTCTGCGGATATTGCATAACGCATAATCTAATTGATCCATAGATTTCAATATCAACACTTTTTACAAGAATTTTGAAGGTTTTAAGTCGGTCAGCTACAATAAAAAAGCGCGAGATCCCTTGGGAGTGTGGCGGAATTGGTAGACGCGCCGGACTTAAAAACCTCCGTAGATTCTAGTACTAAGTGGACGGGATTAGTTTAAAAAGCTAGTCCCTTTCTTAATTGTATAACTGTACGAAAGTGTACAGAAATCCACAATAAAATCTACCGAGCATGCTCACCGAAAAACAGATAGAAGATCAGGAGGAGTTCGAGCGTAAACAAATAAGTGGTGGACTACATAAGCTCCGTTCTAACACTACAAAGTTAGAGGAGAAAACGTACGCTTCCGCTACTGTTTATGGCTCAGCATGTGTTAACTCCATCATGCCTGATTTAATTGCATTCATTGATAGTAAGAAAGATAAATTTTTAACTCAAGCTGGTAGAAACTTTCATGTGTTTCACAAGCATATCCTACCCAGTAGCTCCGAGATACAAGCATTACTTACATGCAAGGTCGTTTTTGACCATGTGTTTTCGCCACAACATAAAAAACATTTGATAACAACTATAGCTATGGCTATTGGTACAGCTCTAGAAGCTGAAGCTCAGATGGAATACTATGACAAGGAAGCACCAGCATTATTAGCCACACTTAAAAAGAATTACTGGCATCAAGCCAAAGGAACAGAATATAAGCGTAAGTGCATACAAACACTTATGCACAAAACAAATATCACACCTTGGGTACGTTGGGATAAAACTACTAAGGTCAAGGTCGGAACATTCCTAATGGACTGTCTTATGGAAGTGTCTGGGTGGTTTGAGAGAGACTTAATTGTTAAAGGTAGAAAAAGATATGCAGTATTAAATCCCACCGAATTATTAATTAAACACCATGCTGAAATCATGCGAATGGCAGAGCTTTTTAGTCCATTGGCTAAGCCTATGCGTATCCCTCCTCGCAACTGGAATCCTCTACAAGATGGCGGTTATTACCTAAATGAATTAACACGTTGCCATAATTTGATACGGAGAACCGATCACGGGTTAATACAGGGAGAAATCCCCTACGAGTTTATTAACAAAATTCAGAAGGTTTCTTATAAGCTAAACCCTTTTATAGTAAAGGTTGCGAAGGAGCTAGAAGAAAGAGGAATTAGCGTAGGAAAGTTTAGACCTGTTATTCAACATGAGATACCTCCCAAGCCTCCAGAAGAAGCTAGTAAGGAGGTATGGAAGAGTTGGAAGAAAGAAGCAACGATAGCTAGAAACTTGCAGGCTGCTGAAGTACGTAAGTCCTGCCGTACTCGTATGACTATGGAAGTAGTACGAGAGTTTGAAAATGATGAGTATTATATACCTTGGAGTTTTGACTATCGTGGTAGAGCATATCCAATACCAAACCTATTAACACCACAAGACACTGACTTTGGAAAAAGTTTAATTATGTTTACTGAAGGTGTGAAGATAACACCGAAGGGTATGGATTGGATAAAGTTTCAACTTGCTACTACGTATGGTTTAGATAAAGCAACCATGCAAGAGAGGTTGGACTGGGTAGAGAAAAAAGAGAACAGGGAGCTAGTACATAGAGTATGGTCTGACCCAATCGGTAACATTGCTGACTGGGAAAATGCAGACGAACCTTGGTGTTTCTTAGCTGCATGTGTTGAATGGTATGAATTGCATTACGAACACAGAGATGAAACTCACTTGCCAGTAGCGGTAGACGCTACATGTAGTGGTCTCCAAATTCTCGCTGGTCTCGCCAAAGACGCGTCGACTGCTCGCATGGTAAACGTAATAGGTAGTGATAAACCTCAAGACGCATATGCAACCATCGCTTCAAGGAGCATCGACGCTATCCCCGATAGGCTAAAGCCACACTGGGACAGGAAAGTGACCAAAAGGTGCGTGATGACTATACCCTACAATGCTAAACCATTTAGTAATAGGTCATACATCAGGGACGCTTTCAAAGAGAAAGGTGTAGATGTAGATAAAGAAGAGCTAACCAAATGCGTAAATGCTGTACGTGCTGCAATGAATGTTGTTGTCCCGGGAGCCATGAGCGTAATGAAATGGATAGAAACTGAGATAGCTCGAGCAATAAGATCTGGAGCTGATGAAATAAAATGGACAACACCTTCAGGATTCAATGTCAGACAGAGATTGATGAAGACAAAATCCACTGTGATACAAACACAGTTGATGGGTAGGTGTGAGATACATGTTGCCGGAGCTGAAACAGGTGTAGACCTGAAGCATCACAAGAATGCAACCGCTCCTAACTTGATACACTCGCTTGATGCAAGTCTTCTCCACATGGCTGTAATGAACTTCAATGCACCTATTGCGTTGATACATGATTCAGTTCTATGTAGAGCTACTGATATGTGTAAACTGTCCACTCTCGTACGAGATACTTACATGCGTTTGTTCGCAGAGCATGAACCACTAACCGACTTCGCCCTAGCAATAGGAGCTGAAGAACAGCCACCGATTATTGGCGACCTCAAACCGGAAGCCGTAATTGATTCACAATACTTTTTTTGTTAATGAGAAACATACACGTAACACCCGAGCCTGTAACCCTTGAGGGATATCAGGCTGTGTTGAAGCCAAGTAAGTTTGGCTATTCATTAAAAGCGATAGTTGGAGATGACTTAATCTCTAAGCTAGAAGATGAAAGAGCAGACTGCCTTAAGTGGGCAGAGAGTAAACTTAAGAACCCAAAGAGATCTTTACTAAAACCTACACCATGGGAAGAGGTATCGAAGGGTAAATATTTAATCAAATTCTCTTGGTCAGAGGAGAAGAGACCTCCAGTTGTTGATACTGAAGGTACACCGATCAAGGACGAAACTACACCAGTATATGCAGGCAGTAAAGTTAAGCTTGGATTTACACAGAAGCCATACATACTAAAAGATGGCATGACCTATGGCACATCACTAAAGTTATCTGGAGTACAGATAGTAAGTGTGCAGTCAGAGGTAGGTGTAGACACAGGTGACTTAGATGAAGCAGGAGCTGCTGAGTTGTTTGGTAACACTGCTGGATTCAAAACACAAGAACCTAATGTTGTTCCTGCCTTTGAAGATGCAGCACCAAGTTCAGTAGAAGACGACTTCTAATGGCATTTCGATCAGGACTTGAAGAGAAAGTAGCTGATCTATTAGTAAGTTTGGACGTTGACTACGAATACGAGGAAGCGTCCTACCCTTACACGATTCAACACAGCTATACTCCTGATTTTGTATTACCAAAGAATGGAGTAATCCTAGAGGTCAAAGGGTATTGGGACCCACCATCTAGGCGGAAGATAAGACAAGTCATAAAAGATAACCCAAAAATTGACCTTCGTATGGTCTTTCAAGATCCCTATAAAAGGATCTCCAAGAAGAGCAAAACAACTTATGCAAAGTGGTGTGAGCGATACGGAATACTTTGGTGCGCTGCACACTGCATACCAGTTGATTGGTTGAAATGACAGCAGAATTTTTAAGACATGAGCCATGCGAAGTGTGTGGCTCTTCTGATGCGAAAGCAATATACAGCGACGGAAATACCTACTGCTTTAGTTGTCAAAACTTTACAGCACAAGATAATCACAATCACATGCCCA